GTTTGGTTTTAATTCGCCCGTGTTGGTTGATGGTGAGAACGGCATTATTGCAGGTCATGGGCGCGTGTTGGCGGCAAAAAAGTTAGGACTTGATGAAGTACCAACCATTGAGCTTAAACACCTTACTAAGACGCAGAAACGCGCTTACATTATTGCCGACAATAAAATCGCGTTGAATAGTGGTTGGGACGATGAAATGTTGAAGCTGGAAATGATTGAATTAAATGATTTGGATTTTGATTTAACATTGACTGGATTTGATGATTTTGTATTAGATGATGTTGATGGCGAAACTAACGAATCACAATCTGGCGATAGCGATAAAAAAGGCAGTTTAAATGATAAATTTCTATTTGCGCCTTTTTCTGTTTTATCGGCACGCGAAGGGCGTTGGCAACAAAGAAAAAAAGCATGGTTAGATTTAGGCATTAAAAGCGAAGAAGGACGTGATGCTGAATGTTTAAACACTGGTATCGGTGAAAAATATGGTCGCAAAGAAGTAACTGGCACAAGCATATTCGACCCAGTTTTATGTGAAATTTCTTATCGGTGGTTTTCGCCCGAAGGTGGCACAATTTTAGACCCTTTCGCTGGTGGTAGCGTTCGCGGCATCGTAGCATCAAAGTTAGGGCGGCAATATATTGGACATGAATTGCGCGACGAACAGGTAACGGCTAACAAAAATCAAGGCGACGAATTATGTAGCGATGACGAATTGCCGCCCGTGTGGATTTGTGGCGACAGTCGAAACATTGATAAAACCTGTAGCGATGTAAAAGCCGATATGGTTTTTAGCTGTCCGCCTTATGCCGACTTAGAAGTTTATAGCGATAACCCACAAGACTTGTCAACGCTTGGTTATGATGATTTTATTTTGGCATACCGCGAAATAATTAAAAAATCATGCGACAGGTTAAAATATGATTCATTTGCTTGTTTTGTAGTAGGTGAAGTGCGCGATAAAAAAGGAAATTATTATAATTTTGTGGGCGATACCATTTCAGCATTTATTGACGCTGGATTGAATTACTATAACGAAATGATACTTGTCACGGCTTGCGGTTCTTTACCTATTAGAGCTGGAAAACAATTTAGTAGCGGGCGCAAAATAGGCAAGACACACCAAAACATTTTGGTTTTTGTGAAAGGCGACGGTAAAAAAGCTGCTCAAAATTGCGGCTTAATTGAAATTGATGAATCTTTGTTTGATGATTACAGCGATGAAGAATAACGTATCAATAATGATTTTTTGCCTATCTCAATCGCCTCATTTACATCAACACCTATTGATTCATAAAAGCGGGGATTTGTAATGCACTCATGCGCCCTTACGATTTCTGATTTAAATTCGCCTAAATCGCTAAATTTAGCGGCAATACTTAATGCTTTTTTAAAATCATCTTTTTTTATTGCTTCAACAACTAAACTTAATTTTGTTTTCATGACCATCCTCGTTTTTTTTATTTTTAACGACTCTAATACAAATATAAATTTTCATCGAGGATTAGAAGCAAAGTGTTTAAATTATTTTTAAGACTTTCGGAATTATAAAAGATGGCACAAGGTAAATTGCTAGTACCAACAGAAGAAGACCGTAAACTCGTTGAATCTTTGAGCGGGTTCGGCTTGCCGTTTGCTCAAATTGCTGCAATAACTTGTGGCGGTATCGATGAGGAAACGCTCAATAAACACTTCAAAACTCAATTAGTTCAAGGCAAAGCAAAAGCCAATAGCAAAATAGGGCAAACGCTATTCCAGAAGGCAACAGGCGGGGATACTACTGCGATGATTTGGTGGTCAAAAACGCAAATGGGATGGAAAGAAACCAAAGAGGTTGAAATCGTAGACAAAACCACCGATCGTAAATTCATCATCGAAAGGGCAAAACGTGACGAAAACAACGATTAAGCTCACAGAGCCACAAGAAGATTTTGTTTTCAGCATGGCAATTCATCCTGCAATGGTGGCAGGGTATGGCGCGGGAAAGTCACAAGCTGGTGTTATTCGCATTGCATTGTTAGCGTTGAAATATGACGGATTGTCTTTTGGTTTTGTCGAGCCAACTTACGATTTAATTCGTTTAATTGCATTCCCACGCTTCCAAGAAATACTCGAATCGTGGGGTGTTGGTTTTAACTTGAATAAATCAGATGCGGTTCTCACGCTCGAAAACGGCTCACAGATTATTTTTCGCAGTGCTGATAACCCTGAGCGTTTAGTCGGATTTGAAATTGCCGATGGATTGATAGACGAAATTGATACGTTAAGACTTGAGCAAGCGCGAACTGTTTGGGTAAAGATGTTAGGTCGTTGCCGTCAAATGAAACCCGATGGCATGCCTAACACACTTGCAGCGGTATCAACGCCTGAAGGCTTTGGGTTCATGTATGAAATGTGGGGCAAGGAACAACGTAAAGGCTACGAGCTAATCAAAGCACCTACCTCAAGCAATCCTTATTTGCCCGATGGCTATATCAAGCAACTTGAAGCAACCTATTCAAGCGCACAATTATCCGCGTATCTTGATGGCAATTTTGTAAACCTTAACGCTGGGAGCGTCTACCATGAGTTTGACAGAAATCTTAACGCAAGCCATGAAAGCATTATGGATGACGATGTTTTGCATTGTGGAGTTGATTACAATGTTACTAATATGTCCGCTGTTATTCATGTTATTCGTGGCGATATTCCTCACGCAGTTTTTGAATTCACTGGTGTGTTTGATACACCAACGTTATCAAAAATATTAAAAGAAAAATACCCGTCACACAGAATTTTAATTTATCCTGACGCCAGTGGTAATGCCAGAAAGTCAAACAACGCAAGCGAGAGTGACCACAGCATCATGAGAGCATACGGCTTGCAAGTATTAGTCAACTCAAGAAACCCATTTGTAAAAGATCGCGTACTGTCATTTAATAAAATGATTAACAATCAAGGAGAGCGAAAATACTTTGTTAATCCTCAGTATTGCCCAATGTTAGTGGAGTCATTAGAAAAACAATCTTATGACAAAAATGGAGAGCCTGACAAAAAAGCTGGGTTCGATCATATTGTTGATGCTGCCGGTTATTTTGTATCGTATCGCTATCCAGTAGTGAATAATAGACCTCAGTTTGCGGCAATAACTGGCATTTAAAAATTCAAATTATGTTATAATACACACAGTGTCTAGGGCATCGAACCCGAAAACGTCTTGAACAAACGCTGACACTATAACCTTTCGTTCATATAATCCAACTGTTCAAGGGATTCTCAAAATGATAATAGTAACAAAGCAACAAGCAAAGCTAACAGGATTAAAAAAATACTTTACTGGATTGCCGTGTAAAAATGGTCACATATCAGAACGTACAGTTGCATCAAGTAATTGCGTTGACTGTGCAGCAATACACGTTAGAAGCAAAGAATATAAACAAAAAGCAAAAGAAAAAATAAAAACTGTTGCACAAAAAGAAAAAAGAAAAATACAATCAAAAGAATATCATTTAAAAAATAGGGAGCAATGCCTTATTAAAATGAAAGAAAGAAACGGGACTTATTATCAAAAAAACAGTGAAAAAATAAAATATCAAAATATAAAATATCAAAAAGAAAACGCAAAAGAAAGAACTGCATATAAAAAAAAATGGGCTAAAGAAAAAGCAAAAAACAACCCAGAATTTAAAATGGGGTTAGTATGTAGACGAATGTTGCAAAGAGCATTAGGATTATCAGGTCAAAAAAAATATAAAAGAACTTTTGATTATTTAAAATATTCAAGCGATGACTTAGTAAATCATTTAGAATCGCAATTTAAAGATGGTATGAACTGGGAAAACTATGGGGAATGGCATATAGATCACATAATGCCAATTTCTTATTTAATAAAAAATAAAATAATAGACCCAGCAATAATAAACGCATTAACCAATTTACAGCCATTATGGGCAAGTGAAAATATGTCAAAAGGCTGTAAAACTAACTTAATTACAGGAATTTAAAAATGGCAGTCGATACAAAACACAGCGAGTATCACGAGTATTATGAGCAGTGGGAGCGATGCGAACACGCAGCAGAAGGGCAAGACGAGATCCACGAATATGGTATTAAATACCTTCCACGCTTAAGCGGTCAAACTGACGCTGAATATTATGCTTACAAGCAACGTGCGTTATATTACAACGCTACAAATCGCACAATCGACGGCTTAACGGGAATGATATTTCTTAAACCCGAAGTCATCACAGCACCTGCAGCAATGGATAATATTATTGCAGACGTGACAATGAGCGGATTATCACTGCATCAATTTGCTGAAGTTATTAGTGAAGAAGTTATCACCATTGGACGTTGTGGCGTGCTTGTCGATTATCCACCCATTGTTAACGCGGTAACACTTGCACAAGCACAGGCACAAGGCGCAAGACCTTACGCGACAATGTATGACGCAGAATCAATTATAAACTGGAAAACGGGGCGCATTAACA